GAGTATTCATCTGGTTATGATGTTGATATTTTGAGTAACGGATTTAAGATTAGACGCTCTGGTGGTGATACTAACGCATCAGGCGCAACCATAATCTACGCCGCCTTTGCCGAGTCACCCTTTCAATTTGCTAACGCACGATAATTTTTTAAGGAGAACATTATGTTCGCAGTAGTTCAAAACGGTAACATCGTTCAACTCATCCAGCCGGATGTAGCCTTTGTCATTGGCGAGAAGACGTACTCAGCCAGATTTATCCGCAACGCTACCGAGGCAGAGCGCAAGTCCGTGGGTGTCTACGAGGTCATCCAAGGCACTCAACAAGATCAGCGCTTCTACTGGGTAAGCGGCCCATCCTACCGTGTCAACGAGACCAACCAAACCGTCGAGGCAACCTACACGGCTACGGCAAAACAACTTGAGGACAGGGAAGAAGTAGATGCACAGGGCAACCCAATGTACGTTCAGGTCTTGGGCGTGGTTGATGGCGAGCCTGCAATGGTTGATTCCGCAGAGCGTCTGGTCACTAAAGGTCTCAAGTCACAGTGGATCGCCCAAACCAAGGCCGCTGCAAACTCCGAACTGGCTCAGACCGACTGGATGGTAATTCGTAAGGCCGAGCGCAACGTGGAGATTCCCGGTGACGTGATTGCTGACCGTGCTGCGGTTATAGCGCTGTGTGCTGAGAAAGAGGCTGCAATTGCCGCCTGCACAACGGTTGAGCAGTTAATGGCTGCTGTTCAGGGGTAAATATGAAAGCCCTAATTGAAGCCGCAACAATAGATGGTCAGGTCTCGGCAAAGCACGAGATCGAAATCTTTTGCCCGAACTGTACTCGTGATGTGGATGCACAGGAGCTATCCAATCAGGTATGCAGTGATTGCGGATTTGATTTAAGCGAGCCCAAACAAAACGTGGCCATACACGTCACAACACTTCCGGCTGCCGGTAGCGGAGTAATGTAGCTGTGGGCTTTTGGGCGTTTACTTTTTTAGGTCTCCTGCTAGCATTGGTTGCATTATCCCTGTTCACATGGAGCCTTTAAATGTCTCAGTTACCGGATCCGGGCAATCCCTCAGAGGTTGCCCGTGCGGCGTTAGGTGGAATCAAGGAAGCCCTCAAGGTTGGTCGCGAGATCAAGCAAACGGGCAAGGATGTCAACAACTTCCTCGATGAGGAAGCCCGAGCCAGGATTGCGTGGAAAAGAAAGCAGTTACAGTTACAAAGACGCGGTGATTTAGTATTTGTTGATGCAGCAGCCGAGTACCGTGAGGTCAGAAAGATCCGTGCAGCCGAGGAAGGCATGTACGAGGACATGGAGCGGGAGTTTGGCAAGAGTGCGGTAACGGAGGTCAAGGCCTTGGTTACTCAGATGCGTAAGGAGCGAAAGCTGCTGGACCACGAGTTTCAGCGCCTGCGGTCCGAAGAGCGATTGACTTGGATAATTATTTTTACGATTTCAGCAGTAGTTTACGGAGTTCTTAAAGCAATGGGGGCCTGGTGATGTTACCGATAGCAGCACTATTAAGTATTGGCGAGAAGGTTCTTGACAAGGTCCTGCCGGATCCGGCCGCAAAGGCAGAGGCGCAGGCCAAGCTTATGGAGATGGCCCAGAAGGGTCAATTGGCCGAACTTGAGGCGATGACCAAGGAAATGGACTCCGCTCGCAAGCGCGAGATCGAGATCGCCACCAGTCAATTCGCCCCGATTATCAATAAGATTGTCACGCCAATCCTGGCCCTTGGCACCGTATCCCTTACCTTTATTTTGTTCTTGGTCATCATCTTTGTTGAGGTAAACACCCAGTCTAAGGATATCCTGATCTACGTCCTTGGCGCATTGACCTCGGCCATGACCATGGTCCTTGGTTATTACTTCGGGTCTAGCCAAGGAAGCAAAGAAAAGAGCGCCCAACTCGATGAACTCTTGGATCAGAAGAAATGAACCTGACGGCTAACTTTACCTTGTCCGAGATGATCAAGAGCGAGACCGCTCTGCGGCATAATATGGACAATACACCTGGGGAGAAAGAAATTGAAAATCTTAAAAGACTGGCTGAAAAGGTTCTTCAGCCTGTTAGAGAGCATTACCAAAGAGGCGTCAAGGTCAACTCGGGTTACCGGGCGCCAGCAGTCAATCAAAAAGTCGGTGGTTCGCCGACCTCGGACCACTGCAAAGGGCAAGCCAGCGACATCGAAATCCCCGGCGTCGCAAACGCGGACCTCGCAACGTGGATCACGGAAAACCTCGAGTTCACGCAAGTTATCCTCGAGTTCTACACGCAAGGGGTCCCGGACAGCGGCTGGGTCCACGTCAGCTACGACCCGGAAAACCTCAAAAAGCAAGCCTTGACCGCCGTCAAGCAAAACGGTAAAACCGTATATCTACCAGGACTTGTGGCTTAAATGGCTTATTTTAGACTCGCCCTAAAACCCGGCATTGACAAGCAAAACACCGAGTACGGTGCCGAAGGCGGTTGGATCGACGGCGACTATGTCCGGTTTCGTTATGGCCTGCCAGAAAAGCTTGGTGGCTGGACAAACTTTGGTGACACGGCAGTTTATCTCCTGGGCGTGGCCACGGACATCTTTACTTGGAATGCCTTGGATGGCTCGCCACAAATGGTGGTGGGAACAAACAAAAAGCTCTACGCCTATCAAGGCGGAAGCTGGGGTGACATTACGCCAATCCGTGCGACAACGGCAGCGGGCGATGTGACGTTTGCGGCAACCGATGGCAGCGATGTTATTACTGTAAATGACACCGGCCACGGCGCCATTGCCGGGGACTTTGTGACTTATAGTGGGGCTGTAAGCCTTGGTGGGGTGATTACTGCAACCGTACTCAATCAAGAATACGAGATTCAGACGGTAATAAATTCCGCTCAGTACACAATCAAGGCGCCTGTTGCGGCCAACGCTTCTGACGTTGGTAACGGCGGAGCGGCCACGGTGGGTGCTTATCAGATCAATATTGGAGCTTCGGTTAGTTATTTTGACTACGGCTGGGGCATTGGAACGTGGGGATTGTCTACATGGGGAACGCCACGTCCTGGGGACGCTGGGGTACAGCTTCTTGCTGGTATTTGGCAGATTGATTCGTACGGTCAAAACGTTCTTTGCCAAGTTGTGGATGGCTCTATTTATCAGTGGGATCCCACAACCGGGCTGGCTACTCGAGCAACGATCGTGGCCGGGGCACCTACAAAGAGCAAGTTTATGCTTGTATCCACACCGGATAGGCACTTGGTTTGTTTTGGCACAGAGACAGCTATTGGAACCCCTGCTAGTCAGGATCCGATGTTTGTCCGCTTCTCAAACCAAGAGGACATTAATACCTTTACCGAGTCTGCAATCAACACGGCTGGTGGACAACGGCTCACGGACGGAAGCACAATCATAACGGCAATACGTTCTCGTGGACAGATATTAATATTCACCGACACTTCCGTACACGGTCAGCAGTATGTAGGGCCGCCCTACACCTTTGGCTTTCAACAGCTTGGCGCAAACTGCGGCTGTATTGGCCCGCATGCTGCCGTGGACGTCAACGGACTGGCCTTTTGGATGGGCCCTGAGGCGTTCTACTTGTTCGATGGTACGGTCAAAAAGATGCCCTGTACTGTTCAGGACTACGTGTTTAAGGACATTAACCTCGTACAAGGGACCAAGGTCCATGCTGGGGTTAACTCTCAGTTTAACGAAGTGACATGGTGGTATTGCTCGTTTACAAGCGACTTTATCGATCGCTTTGTGACCTACAACTATCTTGAGAATGTCTGGTCAGTTGGGACCATGCCTCGCACGACTTGGTCAGACATAGGCACGTTTGATAAGCCGCTGGCCGGAGAGTACTTCCTTAACAGCACAGAAAATACGATTACCACGATTCAAGGTTTAACTGCAGGTCGATCACGCATCTATAACCAAGAGGATGGATTTAATGGCAATGGCTCTGCGATTAACGCATATATTAAGTCCGGTTATTTTGACATTGGTGATGGTGATAACATGCTTTATATGTCTCGCTTTATACCTGACTTTAAAAACCAGGTCGGCAATCTTACAGTGCATCTATTACTTCGGCCTTATCCCCAAGCCACAGCCAGTCCGTCTTCCCTCGACCCATATATCATTACGCCGACTACGCAAAAGGTTGATACACGGGCAAGAGGGCGGCAGATAAGCCTGCGCATAGAAAGCAGCGATTTGGGCTCTAACTGGCGCTATGGCACACTTCGGGTAGACATTCAACCGGATGGATTGCGATGAGCAAGATAACCAATGTCCGCTTACCAGATACCTCATCTACCGCTGTCTATGACCCACAAAAGTTTAACCAGCTTGTGCGGTCTCTTGAGCAGATCATTCTTCAGCTTAACAGTACGTATACACCGGTTACGTCAGAAAACACGCTCGGCGCGGTGTCGTGGTTTGAATCTCGTGGAGAATCGGACGTGTCCAGCACAATAATTAATCCCAGTGGCGTTGCCTTTGATGCGTTTAATCGGCTACGGGTATCTAACCCCTTTACTCTTTTTGACAGCCAAAACCGTTACCAAAAGGACCCGCAGTTTAGCGAGTCATTGACCGGGTCTGCCACGGCAACCCTTGTGTCCAATGAGTCAAGCGTGGATATGACCACAACGACTGCCTCTGGGGATAAAGCAATACGGCAGACATATCGTGTGTTTCCGTACCAACCGGGCAAGAGTCTTTTAGTCCTTGCTACGTTTGTCATGAATGCTGGCAAAGCAAACTTGCGCCAGCGCGTGGGCTACTTTAATGCTGACAATGGTCTGTTCTTCCAGGTCAACGGAACAACCAAGTCTTTTGTGTTACGCACTAACACAAGTGGCACGCCTAGCGATGCACGGACCGTGGACCAGGCAGACTGGAACGGGGACAAATTAGACGGAAGTGGCCCTTCTGGGATAACGTTAAATGTCGATAAGGCTCAAATTCTTTGGACTGATTTTGAGTGGCTCGGCGTCGGATCAGTGCGCTGTGGCTTTGTTATCAATGGCGTTTTCTACGTTTGCCACACTTTTAATAATGCCAACGACCTGGATAAGGTCTACATGACCACGGCCATCTTGCCCGTGCGCTATGAAATTGAGAACACCGGTGCAACGGCTAGCGCATCAACGATGACCCAAATCTGTTCTTCTGTAATCTCAGAGGGCGGGTATCAACAGAAGGCTTCCTTGACGTGGGCTAGACGAACAACCGTTTTAACGGGTGTTACCACAACGTTTGTGCCCATTGTGTCGATTAGGCTTAAAAGCACGTCTCTTGGTGCCGTGGTTTTACCGTCTATTTTTCATGCAATTCCTATCGGCTCAACCTTGGACTATGAAATAGCCTTGGTTAAAAACCCAACCCTTACCGGTGCGTCTTTTACCAGTAATTCCACGAATGTGGAAATGGACGTAACCGCCACTGCGCTGACCGGGGGCACGATTGTAGATTTAAATTACACGGCAGGTTCTAACCAGGGCAGCGGCACGGCTACTGGGGACACGGAATATAACTTCGATAACCAACTTGGCGTGACGATTGGCGGGACAAGCGATATCTATACCCTGGCAGCCAGGACCATTTCCGGTACAGACGACATTATTGGTTCAATGTCCTACTACGACTTGACGGATTAGCCATGGCCAATAAATACCTACACGACGTATTAATCCCTGCGGCCGCTACCGAGACCACTATTTATACCGTCCCAGCGGCCAATACGGCCATTTTGCGATCCCTTCGGGTGACCAATGCCAACTCTACGGGGCCATCGGTCATCACTGTGACCCAGTACGACAGCGGCAGCGCCACGGCCCATTATTTGCTTAAGGGCAAGTCTTTGGCGGTCAATACGACAATTGACGTATTTAATGGGGTTCCCTGTGTCTTGGAGGCCGGAGACGTGCTCAAGGTCACCTCTTCACTGACCACGAACCACTTTTATTTGAGCTATTTGGAAGTAGACAGAAACTAATGAAATACGTGATAATAACCGCCATATCCGCGTCCTTTCCCGACGCGCGGCCCTATGCGGCTACTGGCAAAAACTGGAAAGGATAGACATGGAAGACCAAGGCATCATGGCCCTGCCTCAGGCGGGTATGCAGGCACCGACGGCACAGCCTCAAGCCGCAATCGACCCCAAGAATTTTAGCCCGCAAGTTTTTGACTATGCGCAGATGCAACCTGACCAATTTGGTCAAGATATCTTGGGTGGCATGGAAGCTATGGATCCTGCGCTTGTAGCACAGTTTAAACAAGCCCTTGCGGGGATGCAGTTACCATCAAATGTTCTAGATGCATTGGGGCAAATGGTTGATGCCATTTTGGCTGAACCAGAAAAATATGAGGAAATACGGGCTGATTTTATTTCCGAAGGTGTTCCAGAGGATATCCTTCCTCCAACATTTGATGCGGCATATTTTGCCACTTTAAATATTGCTCTGGATCAATTAAGCGGGCAGCAGACTCCAGTGGGTATGGCTGGAGGCGGAATTATGTCTCTAAGTCCAGTGGCAGCGGGCATGGCAAGAATGGGCCGCAACGGTGATCGCATGCTTGCTCACATTACCCCGGCAGAAGCGCGTATGTTGCGACGCCGTGGTGGATCAGGAACCATTAACCCGGTTACGGGTCAGCCTGAGTTTTTTGTAAAAAAACTCGCTAAAACTGTTGGTAACGTTTTTAAATCTGCTGGAAAGGCTGTTACCGGTCTAGTCAAAGGTGTGGGCAATGTTGTAAAGAAAATTGCATCTAGCGACATTGGAAAAATAGCTCTTACTGTTGCGGCTGTTTATTTTATGGGCCCCGCAGGTCTTAATTTAGCTGGACCAACTGGCCTAATTGGCGTAAGCAATGCAGCCTTGGCCACGGGTATTAATGCTTTTGCTGGAAGTACTTTAGTCAACTTAGCTTCTGGGCAAAAGCTCGGAGACGCTGTTAAGAATGGCGCAATTTCCGGCGTATTAGCTGGAGTTGGAACAGGGGTAGTTAAAGGGTTTGACGCCACATTACCAACCGGTGCGCCAACTGGAGCAACAACTTTTGATGGAATTCGGCAAGATCCTTTTATAGAGTCTGATTTAGTGTCTGGGCAAGCCCCTCCTGTTTCCGAAGGTGTTATACCCCAAATTAACGCTCCCACTGTGGCAGATTTAACAACAGGGCAGCAAGCTCTTTCCTATGACGGATCGGGCATCGGTCAACCTACCACTAATTTTGCTTCTGCTAATATTCCCGGAAACACGTTAACTGATACCAGTTCGCTTGCCGGAAGCATTCAAAATAATTTAGTCCCTTCCGACGTTGTTCCACGAGGGTTACCTCTTGAAGGCTCGGTGCCTTCGACTACAGTGACTTCAATTCAAACGCCTAGAGATTTTGTCCTTGCAAACGAACCCCGCCCGTTCATTACCGGCCCTGAGTTAGGGGCAGATAGACTTCCTGGTGCTCCGTCTGGCATGAACTTTCAAACGTTTGAGCCAAGTTATGACTCTTTAACGAGACCCGGTACTAACATGGCGGGTGCAGCAATTAATCAAGCAACTCAAGGATTGACTCCACAATCTGGGATTATGAGTACTCTTGAGCAAGGATATAATGAGTACATTCGTCCCTATACCCCGAGTGGAATTGCAGAAAGCGGTAGAGCAACCGCCCTACAAGCTTACAACGACACACTTGCTGCTACTAAGAGTCAAAAATTAGCCGAAGCAGCCTACGAAAGAGCGTTACCTGGCGTATTTAGTACCTATGGGCCTACGGCAGCGGTAGGCCTTGGCGCCGCGTACCTTGGCGGAGCGTTTACGCCAGAAGAGCCAGGTAGTCCAAATCTTGCCCCAAAAGAAACCGGAACGGATCTTCTTCGAGCACAGCCCGGAGTCTATGGTACCACCCCCGGTGGTGCTAACGTTACATATGCTTCCTTGCCTTCCGGATACAATTACAGCCCAATGCAAATGTTGTACCGTCCACAGGTGACCATGGGCAATCCTTATGGCAACATCTATGGCCAACGACGCATGTTTGCTGAAGGGGGTATTGCTGCTTTAGCTCCGTCCAAGTATAACCTTGGTGGTTATGCATCAGGCGGAATTGGATCAATGGCCAAGAAGTACCCACGACGCACCGGAGAGATTTCTGGCCCGGGCACTGGTACTTCGGACGACATCCCCGCCATGCTGTCTGATGGTGAGTTTGTAATGACGGCCAAGGCAGTGCGTGGAGCGGGTAAAGGGTCACGTAGAGAAGGTGCAAAGCGCATGTATGCGATGATGCGTAAGTTGGAAGGAAAATCATAATGGCCGAAATCACCGAACAGATAGTCCGCGAAGCGCCACAGATTGAGGCCTATAAACTAGGCCTCCTAGAATCCGCCAAGAAGCTCTCCGAGCAACCCCTGACTATGCCCGCCTACCAGGTGGCGGGTATGACTGAGGCACAAAAGCAGGCAGGTGCTTTGGCCACACAGGGTATTGGCGCTTATCAGCCTTTCTTGCAAGCAGGGCAACGAGCATTAGAAGCGGGTATTGGCACGTTAGGGCAATCTTATGGTGCCCCCACGGCGGCTGATTTACAGCAGTATCAAAATCCATATCAGCAACTAGTCACACAGCAGGCTCTTAGCGAAATGCAAAGACAGGCAAATATTGCTCGTCAAGGCACTGCCGCACAAGCTGTTCGTGCCGGAGCCTTTGGTGGAACAAGAGAAGGCGTACAACGAGCAGAGCTAGAGCGCGGGCTACAAGATGTGATGAGCCAACGGGTTGCCCAAGACTTGGCGCAAAATTATGCACAAGCTCAAAACTTATTTAATCAGCAACAAGGCCGTGCCCTACAAGCCGCTCAACAGTATGGACAGTTTGGGGTGCAACAAGCCGCTTTGGGTCAAGGCGCCCAGCAAATGGGTCAGCAAGATATTTCTACGTTGTTTGGCATTGGCCAACAGCAACAGCTAACCGAACAAGCAATCTTGGATGCACAGCGTGCAACGTCATTGCAATCTGCACTTACCCCATATCAGCAGACTTCTTTCTTGTCCGACATCTACAAAGGTGCGCCAGGAACTCAAGTGGCACTGACGGCTCAAACTGCTCCACAAACAAGCCCCTTACTTCAAGCTGCTGGCTTAGGAATTGCCGGGTTATCCGCAGCGACAGGAGCCAAAAAAGCTGGGTTATTCTGAGGAAAACTTATGAAAAAGCCCGTAATGCAACGAGAGATGTTTATTGCCATGGCCCCTAAGTCTGGGTCCAAGGGAATTTTGTCCGGCTTTGACGAAGAAATGGAGATTGAAGATTATGAAAATCGCACACCTGAAAACCTTGAAATCATCGCTAACAACTTGCGCGGAGACATTCGTTCAATGGACGAAAGGTATATGGAGCTCGCTCAACTCGTGGGTGAGTCAGCTTTTGACACGCCTGAGGAAGTAGTTGCATTAATGCAGTCCCAGATGGGGCAGCAACCGCAGCAAGGGGCAACACCTGCTCCGTCTCAACAACCTGGTGGCATTGCCGCTTTGGGGGGGGCAACTGCTCCTCAAGCACCGCAAGGAATCATGCAAGGCGTTGCAGGGCCCACGGACCAAGGTCCAATGGAACAACCCATACAAATGGCCCATGGCGGGATAGTCCATCGTCAGTTGGGTAGTCCTCCTACCGCAGAAGTAGCACCGGGAAGACGTGCACTTGGCTTTATGCGCTTTATGGAACCGGGCTCGATTCCCGATCCACGGACCATGGATCCCCGTTCAGTACCGCTTCCAAAGGTTCAATTGCAACAAACGCCATCGATGGCTCCTTCTGCGATAAATGCTATTCGGTATGGGGACGTGTCTCCGCAAGCCTCTCAGTTTTTACAAAGTGGTGCTTCTCGTCTAGGTACATTGCCACAACAGATTCCCTTGACTACTCGTTTGAGCACTAGCCTTTACGAAGGAATGCGTGCGGCCCCCGGGTTTGCAAGAGAAGTTGGTCGTACGATGATGAGCACCCCGCAAGGAAGAGCCGCTGCCGTTATCGGCACGGGCGTAACTGCTGCACTTCCTTTTTTGGGAGGCAGAGAGCAAGCTCCTTCCGATCAAGTTGCTGTTTCAGAAGTACCTGGTGTAGATGCACAGGGTCGTTACACCCCTGTTCCGCTTCCTCGTGACAAGACTGGGGACGTTGAAGCAGACATTGGTGAGCTTCCAATGCGAGGCAAGACCGGAATTCCTGGCTTAGATGTTGGCGGCGAAGAGCCTGCCGTGACTGCGCCTGCGCCTACGGTTACCGCTCCTACTGTAACTCCTCCTGCAGCGACAGCGGAAAAAATTGCCGCCCCAACTCCAAAGCCAAGAGACTTCAAGGGACGAGTCGAAGATAAGATTGCTATTTACAAAGACGTTCTTGGCGACGACAAGAATATGCGTCAAGCTCAAGCCTTGTTCCTATTGGCTGAGGCTGCATTAAACGTAGCTGGAGCCTCGGGCAGATCTACCGCAGAGCGTTTGGCCAAGGGCCTCAAAGGATTGCCAGCAGGTATGGGCGCACTCGGTGCCGAACAAGCCAAGCAAGATCTGGCAATTCGTTCTGCCGCTGTTAGCTCGGTTGAGCAAGAGATGGCCGCTGAATCTAAGCAGGCTACTCAGCTTATGCTCAAGATGGCAGACCTTAATGCCAAGAATGCTGACATCAATACGATGGCGCAGTATCTTGTTGACAGTCAAAACTTTACCCCAGAGAAAGCTGTTCAAGTTGCTAGATTGTCTAAAGCCGGTGGAATTAAGCCCAATGAAGCTGGGGAGACGGTTGATTTTACGGGCCGTGTGATTAACAGCCCCTTTCGACTAGTTGATGGGGACGTCGGCTTCTTGCCCGCTGATGGGTCAATGCCTTTTGTTTCGGTTGGCAAACGCAGTCTTGTACCGGCAACGGCAAAAGATCGTGCGTCCTTGGCTACAGAGCTTGGCAATAACCAGTCCATGGTTGGAGCGATTGAGCGCGTAATGCAATTGCCGGGGTTTGAGTCTATGTTTGGACCGTTAGCCAAGGTTCAAAGTGGATTAACTAGCGTTATTACTCCATTCTTTGGCGCAGATGCTCCGTTTACAAATCTGCCAAAGGATGTTCAAAAGAACATCGTCATGGAACTTAGAAACGAGTTAATTCAACTAAATGCTCGTAATACTTCACGTCCTTCTGTCTGGGAACAAAAGCAGGTAGAGAAGTTTATTAACGACCCCAATGCTATTTTAACTTCACCAGAAGAATTCTTTGGTGTGTTAAATAACTTCCGAGTCAAAGCCATCAACCGGGCTAACGAAATCGAACATCAATTAACTGGCGCCCCGCTTAAGCAGCTTGAGCATATTCCTCTTGGAACGGCTAAAGATCCATTGCAGGCCAAAGATGCTGCCTATCTTGGCGAGTTCTTTCGCTTGCGGCCCAATGCTTCTATCTATATTCAGTTGCCCAACGAGAAAAGTCCGCGCAAATACTCGGCGCAGGAATACTTTAAACAAACAGGACAGCAATAATGCCGATTATTACCTTTGCAGATGGCGTTCAATTAGACACATCTACAGGGCAAGTCGTTGGCCAAGGCGAGCCACAACGTCTCACTCCTACCGAGGCCCAAAAGCCTACGGTGGATATTCCATCAGAACCAGGCGCTCGTGGTGCGTTAGACGCGCTCAAGCAACTGTCCACCGGATTTAATACGGCACTTTTTGCCTTACCCGATGCCACCATCCAAGCTGTTGGTCGTGCATTAAACGTACGTGAGGATCAAATCCCCACGTTTACGGCATTCTTTAACCGTGATGCAAAAGCTCCGAAAAATACCGTAGAACGATTTGCCAATGCCATTGGCCAAGGTGCCGGTGGCACGTTGCCATTCACGGGGTTGTTGGCCAGCGTTGCACGGACCAAGGCCCTAACACAACCGTTATTAGCAGACGCTAGTGTGTCTAAGCGCGTAGCAAAAGATATGCTTGACTTCATCCGTCAAAACCCAAAGGCTGCGGTTTTAGCTGACATAGGTTTTGGTGGTGCTTATGGTGCAGCAGAGCAAGCCGTAGAAGAAACGGTAGAACCTGGCCAAGAGCTAAAAGGATTGTTAAAGGCAACCGTGCCTATTGGAGCAACAGTTGCATTACCTGCCGTTGGCGCAAAGTTTTTGTCGCTAGCCGGTCGTTTAGCTGAGATTAGTCCCACAGTTAAGGCCGCTCGTGCCGTTCCAGAAATGTTTGGCACACAAACAGCAGAGGGTTACGCTCAACAAGTTGCGGCGCAAACGATGCCCAAGGTACCCATCATCGGTGGACCGTTGCGATGGGTTGGGTCTAAGTATGGTCAAAGCGCCGAGCGCAAAGTGACTCAGGTATTGGCACCGTTGTTCGCTGATCCCAATGCGGCCCCTCCTGGCGTAAGAGAAGCACTTGCCGTTACTAAACGAATTGAGTCTGACCCTCAACTTAACAATATGTTCTTGTTCACTGCAGGTGAGCAGACGCTTTACGCACCACTGATCACGGCCCAAAACAATACGGTACGTAATCTGTCGGGTGAGTTGCTTACTAATGAACAGGCTCGTGTGGCACAAAACGTGTCTAACATGGGCGAAGCATTTAATCTTTTTGCACCAAAGGCCGCTCTTCCTATTGAAGATGCCCTGCGTTTGACCTATGCGCAGGCCGTAGACTCAATGACTCGCGCTGCACAGCGCGTGGCCACAACTACGGAAGACGAAGCGCTTCGTATTGCAGATACTTTTGTCATGCAAAACCTAGACGAGATTGGAAACAATCTACGTCGCAACATTTTTGGTCAAATGGATGCGCAGTTCAAACGCATGATGAAGGCGCGGCAAGATGCCATGGGCGCTACTGGTATGGACGTTGAGGGAGTACGAACGGCCGTTCGATCCTCTGGTGAGCCCCTCCCATACATGCAAACTGCAGACCTAAAAGAGTTTGCAAATAGATTTATTCAACGTTTTAAGTTGACTCCCGATGAGCGCATGTTTCCAGAGGGAGCACCAGAGCCTATTCGTTTGGTACAACGCGAAATGATGCGTTACAACGAGAAGGTTAGCGAGAAAACAGCAGAGCTTCTTCCTGACATTATTTCTAGAGAGATGAGCAAGGATCCGTTTTTTTCTAGGGTAACTTTAGCAGATCGGGAAAGTGCAGCAAGGGCTTATGCTGATTCAATTCTTAAAGGTGCGGACAGAGTTAAATTGCCAGAAGGGATTTCTGGCCCAGACCCCACCACGCTTAAACGAGTTTTAGAAGAAGCTAAAGCTCAGGCAGCCAAGGAAATTGACTTTTCGATTACGATGCCCGAGGCGCTAGATCTGCTGAACTCGGCCATGAACTTCCGCAACATGTCCATCTTGCGTGCAAACAAAGAGATGGACCTGGGCAATCCGCGTCAGATGGCAACTGGCATTGTCAATCGCGGTGATGCTGTACTGCGTGATGTAGAAGATTTTGTGTTTTCGGCATTTAAAAAGAGCCCAGAGATGAAAGACTTCCAGCAGGAGTATAAAGAAGTCTTTGCCAGGGGCTACGACAAACTATTCCCGTTACTGATTACCAAGAAGTCCCCCACCGGAGACTTTTACGTTTCCAATGAGCGCGTGGTCAATGAAGCACTGAAGAATGCGGAGAATGTGCGTAACCTGCGGGCAATCTTCCAAGACGACCCCGAGTTTGTCTCGACCATGAACATGGTCATGCTTGACCGGGCGGCACGAGATAAAGTTTTGGGTACGGATGGAACGTTAAACCGCGCCAAATACGATCGCTGGCTTCAGGAAAACAAGAACATTATTGACATGATGCCTCAATCGGTTCAACGCAACCTGACGGATGAGGCAAAATTTGCCGATGACTACGTTGCACGGCTCAAGGATATGAAAGACCGACAGGAGCTTGTTAAAGACGATGAGCTGATGTCGCTCTTGCAAAAATCTGTGCGCCCAGATGCCGATCCGAAACGTCTGGTCGAGCAGGCTGTCAATGACCCGGCAATCATGCGCAAGCTTATCAATACCGTTGGCAAGGACCCAGATCGCTTAGAATCACTGCGCCGCCAGGTATGGCTCTCGGTCAAAGAATCTATCTTTGATCCCAAGACTCCTAACTATTTGGCAGACTTTTTAAAGCGCAACAGCAAATCTTTTGCCATGCTCTATACCCCAGAGCAACGCCAGAACCTAGATCTGTTGGCCGAGATCCAACGCCGGGTGTATTCTGCCGCTCGTCCAGAGGGCACATTGTCCGCCTTTAAGAGTGTGGACGAACAGTTGCGTTCACAAATCGGCGCCGGTATCGGGACCATTGAATCGACTGCTCGAGCAGCCATGATTCGTCAGATCAGCCCCATCCATGCCGGGGTGTCACTGCTTACTCGCTTCATGGGCCGTCAGCAGACGTCCATTTACGACGCAATTATGTACAAGGCACTCACTGATCCTGAGTACGCGCATCAATTGGCCAAGGCCAACGGACCACTGAACACCAAAGAAAACATGAAGAAAATGGGTGAGATCACCACTGCAGCCGGTGGTTTCTTGCCTAATTTGCTTAAGGGTGTTCCTCGTGTGGCATCGATTGAAGCATCACAAGCAGCAATGCCTGAGGAAGAGCGCCCGATCGCAACTCCGGAATTTACTCGGAATATGCCTCCTGCTCGAGTCATGCCCCGTATGCCAGCGCCCCCGGCTCCCGGACCACGGATCAGCCAGAGTCCTGCTGCATCCATGATGGCGCCTCCTCCAGCCCAGGCTGGGGGACGGAACGTTCCTGGGTTTGCGGAACAGTATCAGGCTTTGTTCCCGAACGATCCTTTGGCTCCTTTGATCCGGCAGCGTCAATAGCATAGAACTCCTTGACCTTGGCATTCCAGTGGTCCAGGTATGAGTCGAACTCCCGGCCACAGACTACGAAGTCTTTTAAAAGACCATCTTGAGAAGCCATCAAGACCACGCCCTGGCGAATTTCCGTGCCATACATTTCGTTATGCGCCGCAGCGTATGCTGTGAGTTGAACGAAATAATCGTCAATCCACTCCCGTTTTTTCATCTTGTTGGC